GTGGGGCTCAGATGTTCCCAGACGCCTTTGGCCCTGGCGGCGTGGCAGACGGGGATAAGCTCAGCTCACATATGTATGCAGGTGGCTATTGGGACCAGGGGTTGCCTCTGGTCACTCAGGCGATTGGCAACCGGAATGCTATTTCCATGCAAAACCTGCAGCAACAGAATGCAATGGAGCGTTTGTCATATTCCAATGAGCTGGCCATGCAATCCTGGCAGAAACAAAATGAGGCCTCAGCTCAGGCAGCGTTTAACACTATCCCACAGCCTAGCGTCATGGCGACTATCAATGAAGGGATTGCAGATTATCGCAAGAGCGAACAAGCATATGTGCAGGCTTCAGACTTTTATAATGAGATTGCTGCGGCAGGCACAGTTGAGTGGAATGACCCCAGGCGCTCAGGCAGGCTGAGGGCGATGGCCGACCAGCTGGTGCAGCAGAATATGCGGCCAGGCAATGCTTCAGATGAAGAATACCAGAGGGCTTTTGTCTCAACCTTTGGTGTAGAAAGCATGTCTGAGCTGGATGACTGGTTTAAGGTCCAGCCAGACAAGGCAAACCAGAAAGTGCTGGGAGCGCTGCAGCAAAACATTGCCAAGCACCAGCTGGCAGCCAGGAGCAAGTCAGACGCGCTCAACTACACCACCGCTAGCAACAAGTGGACCCAGCAAATGTGGGGCAATGTTGCCAGCAACCAGCCAGCAGGGATCGCCAACTTTGACCCAGGGCTTGCCAGGCAGACAACGGTTGAGCGAGCTCGGCGCAAGCAAGGCCTGGGCGAGGCAGCCTCAAGCCGTGAGGCATACCGCAAGCGCACAGAGGAGGCCAGGTGATGGCTGACCCTACAGACAAGGTGATGCAGGACGCGGAGGGCAACCCCTATGTGTGGGACAACCGCGCCCAGCAATATAGGCCCTGGGATCCGAACATGGGGGCGCTTGAGGAGTTTGGCAGGGCGGCTGCCCAGGCTCCTCTGGCTATCAATGAGGGTGCGCAATGGCTCAATGACCAAATGGGGCTTCCCAGCTATCAGCTGACAGAGCAAAGCCCTGCAGAGGTTGCCCAGGCCAACCAGGAGAGGCTGAGCCAGGGCGAGCAAGGCGCGGCAGCGATGGCAGGCAACCTGGCTGGAGAGATGGGCGTGGGCCTCATTCCAGGGCTTGGGCAGGCTGGCAGAGTGGGCCGGATGGTGGCGGCTGAAACAATGCTCCAGGGCCTGCAGAGCCGGAGTGTTGAAGAATTTGCCATGAGAGCTGGTGGCGGTGCGGCAGGCATTTGGATAGGCAGCACAGTGGCCAACACAATGCAGCGCACAAGCAGAGCCGGGCCCAAGGCGACACTTGGCCAGGGCACAGCTGAAATCCTGGCACCAGTGAACGAGCTCACCAAAGGCATGGCCAAGCAGGCAACAGACAAGATGCAAGAGGTCTGGCTAGCCGGCCGGGCAGATCTGGCTAACATGGGTGTAAAGCGTGCACAGCCAGCAGCTGGGGCGGCGAGGGCGGGAGCGAAGGTCTGGGACCAGGCAGGAGATGCGGCAACCGTGTCTAGGAACCTGGACATTGAGCTCCCGCCTGCCGCTCAGGCTGCGTTGGATGCGCGCCAGGGTGGAGATACTGGCCTGACCAAAGAGATGTGGAGCCGCTTCCGTATGTCCGACCAGGGCCAGGAGTTCCTAGACGCGGTTGAAGAGCGGACCCGTAATTTTGTCGGGCGTGAGATTGGCATGGCTGAGGATTTCAGCCTGGAGGCTCTTGACGACCATTTGTCCAAGGTGGGCAGGCAGATTGGTGACTTTGAAACCCAGGCTATGCCGACCGGCAACATAGGCAAGCCAGCTGGCGAGGTGTTGCGGACAGTTGAAAATCAGCTGGACGATCTGTCAGAGGCCCAGGGTATTGGCCAGGTCAAGCGCGTGTTTGAGTTGTTCAAGGGCTCAGATGATCTGGCCAAAGCCAAGCAGGCCCTGGCTGAGGTTAGGCGTAAGTCTAACACTTGGAAGGGCCCAGAGTGGATCTCTGCCAAGAATGTGCTTGGCCAGCTTGAGGATGATATTATGGAGCGTTTTCAGGCCAGCATGAGCGAGGCCCAGCGTGAGCAATATCGCGATCTGCGCAGGGCATACTCTATTGGCAAGACCATTCAGGAAAATCCAAACGTCTATAGCAATGGCAAGTTTAATGTCAGGTCATTGCTCACTCAGCTGAAAAAGCGCTACAAGCCGCTGGCCAAGGGCACAGATAAGTCAGACATGGCTGAGACGCTGGAGGCTGTGAGGTCTATGTCTGACAGCACAAGCAGAGGCTCACAGACGTATGACCGGCTCAAGAATGCTGGCAAGCTGGGACTACCTGGCGCAGTTGGTGGCGGTGTAGTGGGTGGTTTGCTTGGCCTGAATTAAAAAGGGGCCCCTGGAGAGGGGCCCTAGTTTGTAGGGTCGGGAAACTCAGTTTTTCGAGTTCTTATCTGGCTCTATTTCATCCTTGGGCCCTCCTGTGTTTTCGCCGTCGATCCTGGCGTGCAAATGATTGAACACCTCAGCCATTTGCTTCTCCAGAAGCTCTATCAGCTCTGACATTGCCTTATTGGCCGCTTCAATGTCCTTTTTGATGGCGTCCAGTTCCTGGTTGATTGCGATCCTCACCCGTGCACCCTTTCATGAATAGCATACACCATATTAACATCATCTGTGCAGTGCCTCAGAATCTCTGGGATTTGCCCCTGCTCAAACAGCTCAGCAACATCTCCACCAGACACAGCCAGAGGGTCCAGCCCCAGGGCCTGGGCAAACCTCTGCAAGGCTGTGCCAGGGAAGAGTGAGTAATAGTCTATTGTCCAGCTGTATGGTGTGAGGAGCGCCCTGGTTAGGCTTGACGGGATTGGAAGGCGTTTGCGCAGATAGGCCGCAACCAGCACAGGAATGTCAAACTTGCGGATATTGAAGCCCACAAAATAAGGGGTCATGTCATCTAGCTTGTTAAGCCAGTCAGCAAACGCAACGAGCAGCTCGCGTTCATTCTGGTTAGCCATGCCAAAAGCATTATCCTTTCCCATGACAGAAGCACAAATGCAGCACACCTGGGCGGTGCCAGGCTCCAGGCTCATGCCCCTGACAAAATCAGCCATGTGGCTCTCAATCGTCTCTGGCTTTTTATATTTGTTTTCCAGCTTGCGGCGCTGGATTAACTTAAGGGCGTCATCATTGCGGCAGCTCTCAGCTGGCACAGTTTCAATGTCAAATATGACGTGGTTCATGCTTTTCTCCTCATTAAAACAGCAGGTGCAACAGAGCGTTGCCCCAGATCAGAAAAGCCAGAATTGCTGCAGGCACAGCAAATTTCCAGCTGGTGATAAAGGCTAGGACCGTCCAGAAACGATCCTTAACCAGGCGTTTGTGGTAAATGCTCAAAACGGCACCTCATCGTTAAGCTCGTTCTCCAGAGCCAGATCTGACATGCCACCGGCTTTGCGAGAGGGTGCAGCAGCGCCAACCGGCTCTGGTGGGATGGCCTTAGCCAGGAGCTCCTGGAACCAATCCGGCAGCAGCAGGCTATCCTCCTCAGTAAGGATTTCCGCCTCACCCTCAAACCTCTGACCCTTGGCAGGCATGATGGCCGTGACCTGTGGCTTGCCCTTGTCATTGTTCAACACATTGATGTGGCAGAACATGCCCAGCAGCTTCTGCAGGTCAACCTCCTCACCTGGCTGCAGTTTCTTGCCACGCAGGCTGGAGAGGTCTTTTGTGAGGTTTGCCTTCTCATTCAGACTGGCTGTGTAGAATTTGCCAATCGTGAACAGTTTGCCATTCTCCTGGCGCTCATTCACCTCAAAGTTGATGAACACCTGAGGCTTTACGCCAAACGGGGTGGTCTGCAGCCCCAAGTCCAGCACCCAGATGATCTTGGCCAGGTGCAGGCCTTCTGGGCAACCTTCATAATCACTTGCTTCTGTAACGTGGAGTTTCACGGTATTTCACCTCTCTTAAGATTGCGTATTTGATAACGCTGTTTATCGCTTTGTCGGTGTCTGCTGCTTTTGCAGCCAACAGGTGGTAGGCGGCTAGCGGGATGCGACAGCTCACAACCCTTGTATTTATTTTCGCCATATGTCACTTTCTCCTTTCTACAGAGTAAACGCTACACGCCATTGAGGAGAAAGTAAACCATGAATGTGCAAGAATTTGTAATGAGCGGCCACCCCGTATTTCCATGCGAAGGCAAGGTGCCGGTAAAGGGGTGGAAATGGACCGAGGCCACGATTACCAGCCACCTAGACCCCAGGCTCAAGCAGTTTAATGAGTGGAGCTGGCCCACCCAGCGCTGGCTGGTGGTCTTTGACATAGATCACCCTGAGCACTGGCCCTATGACGATCCTGATGAGCTCCTGAAGCAACATGCAGGCCAGCGCACACAGTCTGGTGGGTATCACCTGGTGATGATTGACACTCACCCTGAGCCGGACTCTGTGCCTGCCCAGGTGAGGGAGCCCTGGGGAGAGATAAGGCGCAAGGGCACCTATCACAGGCTATATGAGCCAAACACCAACTGGCTGCACAAGAATTACCTGCCAGTGCCGGATGGCTGGCGCACAGGGGCTCACACAAAACCCCTGGCTGCGCCTGAGGAGAGGCAGCCAGGGGCTAGGGAGAAAAGGCCACCGGGTGGGAATGTGCAATCCAAGGCCCTGGTGGTCACGGAAGACATTACCACGCCTGCCCAGGAGGGCTCAAGGAATATCCGCCTCACCAGCTATGTGGGTGCGCTCCACAAGCGCGGCACACCCTGGCTGGAGATGGTGGAGAAGGCCCAGGCCCTCAACAGCTCCTATGAGCCACCCCTGGCTGAGGATGAGGTGCTGGCCATATGCAGGAGCGTGGCCAGGTATCCGGCTGGAAACCCTAAAGCAGAGTTTCCAGCCGGTTTCCAGCCGGGCTCTAATTCAACGGCCCAGACAGGCCGGTTTTACCTATCCGCCGCTGAGGTGCAGGCAATGGATATTCCGCCTGTACGCTATGACTGGGAGGTGTGGGCCCCTAGCCACGCCATTATGCTGTCTGGCTACTCAGGCAGCGGGAAAAGCCTGTTTGCCCTACATGCGGCCAGGCAGTTGGCGTCCAGGGGCAAGAGAGTGCTGTTGATGGATGCAGAGCAGACCTGGCAGACGATCCAGGCCAGGCTAGGCACCAGCCCTGCCCCAAACCTGTTTTACATGGCCAAGGACCACCTGGAGGACCGCAAGCAGTGGATGGAGCTAGATTACAGCGAGTTTGATTACACGTTTCTCGACACCAAGGACGCTGCCTACCAGGACGAGAACGCGGAGAACACGGCAGAGCATTGGGTGCTGCTGAACAAGTGGATCACCCACTGGGTAAACAGGGGCGTCTCTCCCACCATCCTGCACCACTCAGGCAAGGATGAGGGGCGCAGACAGCGAGGCAGTTCAGCAGCTGTGCGCGCCATGGACACAGTGCTGAACGTCAAGCAAGAACCAGACGAAAACAGGTTCTTCACCAGCCTAGATAAAGATCGCCATGGCATAAGAACAGGAGAGCAAACCTGGACCTATGAGAATGGGGTTTTTCGTAAGATTTTGAGGGGTTAAACCTGCGGTTGAGGGTTTGGTAGGCCTTACAACCTGTCCTGCCAAGAGCAGGTCTGTAAGACCTACCACATTTACAACCATAAGTAAATAGGGTGTTTTGAATTTTTTTACAGCATGGTGTAAGATGGTGAAAATCGGAGGGATAAAATGGCTGGTTATGCAGATGTGCGGAGATTACTGGCTCAAGGGTACACAATGTCAGAGATTGACGTTATCCTGGGCAAGGCTGGTGGGCAGACAAAGGTCAACGAGGGCAACAAGAGGGTGCCTGGTGGCGTGTACACCCAGAACAGGCCTGACACCCCTACAATAGCTGAGGTCAACGCCAGGGGCCCTAAAAAGCGTTTCCAGCAACGCCTGCCAGGCATGGCAGAGGCAGAGGCGAGAAACTACGACCCTGGTATCGCGGAGCTGCAGCGCAAGCCCTACGCAACGCCTTACAGCCCTGGTGAGTATGTGAACGCCATGCCAAGCCTGGAAACCCAGGCTCTCCAGCAAGGCCAGGCCCTGGTGGCACAAGCAACCGGGGCCCCGCCTCTGCCCCTTCCTGAGCAAGCAGCTGCCCCTATGGCCGCACTACAGGCCGCCCCACAGATGGCACCTCAGGCAGCACCACCACCATCACCACAGGCAGCACCTGGTCCCAGAGTGAATTGGCAAAACGGGCCTTCACGAGAGTTCTATGAGGCCAATGCAGGCTGGAACCCCGATAAGGGCATAGGACTGGCTCAGATGGGCCGGAACCCTCAGACAGCTCAAGGCCTGCCAAACATCTCCAAGGCGATCATGGAGCAAGGCCCTCAACAACAGATCTCCCAGCAAAGGCAAATGATGGAAACAGCATTCGCCAACGCTGGCGACAATGAAAGCACTCAGAGTGTGCTGCAGGCGAATAGAGCCATGCTAGACAAGTTTGGTAACATGGGCGGTAATCCCCTCCTGGGCGGGTCATTCCTGGGCAGGCTGTTTGGTGGGCTGTTTTGACCCCTACACAGAGAAGCCTGGCTCAACTCAGAAAAGATGGATGGCTGGTTGATGTATGTGAGCGATGGATACCAGGTGCTAATATCAGGCGCGACCTGTTCAACCTGGCTGACTTATGCGCCATTAAGCCAGGAGAGAAACCCTTATTGGTCCAGGTTACAAGCACAGGAGTGGCGGAAAGAGTGCGGAAAGTACAATCACACAGTCACCTCAATACAGTGCTTGAGAGTTTTTCCGTAGAGGTACATGGATGGCGCAAATCGGCAAGAAATGGTCGCTATGTGCAAAGAATCGTATCAATAACATAGGGCGTTGCGATGGCTAGGAAAAGAAATACAGGGCCAAACTACAGACAGCTAACCTGGGCACAGCTGGTTGAGCTTGATTTTCACCCTATTGAGGAGATGGTGAGAATCGCCAAATCGACCGATAATGAGGTAGAAAAGTTCAAGATGTGTGACACAATCGCCAGCTATTGCTATGCCAAGCCAAAGGCTGTGGAACATAGCTTTCTGGCTGACCAGACAGTTAAGGTGACGATTGGTGGAGATTGAGCTGGAAATCAATCTGCGTCAGCACCAGCTGAAGCTGTGGAACAATCTCAAGCGCTTTAACGTGATTGTGTGCCATAGGCGATTTGGTAAGACGTTCTTTGCAATGGCCAGACTGGTTGAGCAAGCGCTCAGCAACACACACTCGCACAGCCTCTATGCTTATATTGCTCCCACATTCACGCAAGCAAAGCGCATTGCCTTTCTCTACCTGGTGCAATTCACTCAGGATATACCAGGTGCCGAGATCAACAAGTCTGAGCTGTCTGTTACATTCCGCAATGGAGCAGTGATTAAGCTCCTGGGCGCAGAACAGGCAGACAGCCTGCGAGGTATATTCCTGGACGGGCTGGTGATGGATGAGACAGCGCTGATCTCCAGCCAGGCATGGAGCCTTGTACTGGCTCCCACGCTGATCGACCGGCAAGGCTGGGCCATGTTCATTGGCACACCAGCCACGCGTATGAATTTATTCTATGAGCAGTGGACGCTGGCCGAGCATGAGCCTGATTACATGCGCGCCATGTACACAGCGCTAGACACAGACATAATCCCACCAGGCGAGCTGGCCAGGCTCAAGCGCACCCTGCGGCCAGCCGAGTTTGACCAGGAGATGCTGTGCAGCTGGGATGGCGCTGTCCTGGGCAGCTATTACAGAGACGCCATGAAGGCGCTCATTGATGAGAACCGTTACACCAGCCTGGACTATGACAAGACATACCCTGCCTATGCAGCGCTGGACCTTGGCTACAGTGATTTGAGTGTCTGGGTGATATTCCAGAAGGTGGGCAACCGTGTCCATGTGATTGACTGTGTGGCGTTTGAGCATACGGCGATTCCTGACCAGTGTGCAGAGATCAAGCGGCGTGAGTGGTGCCCTGAGCAAATCATCCTGCCTCATGATGCGCTGCAACATGAGCAATCAACGGGTGTAACCAGGGCGCATATATACCAGCGCATGGGCTTCACTACTGTGCAGGCTCCAGCTGATAAGCGCATCCATGACGGCATTGAGCTGGTGCACGATCTATTACCCAGGGTCTGGCTGGCTGAAGGCCGCTGCAATGTCTTGTTAGAGGCGTTGATAGCGTACAGGGCCAATTTCGACCCGATCAAAGCAGTTCACACCACCAAACCAGTGCATGATTGGTCAAGCCACTATTGCGATGCAGTGCGATACATGGCGTTAGGCATGGACCTGGTGGGCGAGTGGGGCAACTACAACATGGAGGTGCTGGACCGTGGCATCATATGATAGAGACGAGCTGGCAGCAGTGATTGAGGGTGCCATTACCACCTCACATGGCTTTGATAGTTCAGGCTCAGCTGAGACTATGCGCAAGGCCATGAATGCTTACCTGGGCAAGCCCCTGGGCAATGAGCAATTTGGACGCTCAAAGCAGCAGAGCCTGGACGTAGCCGACATGGTTAATGCTGCCTGTGCACAGCTCAGTCCAATGCTGAGCACCGATTGCATGGTGGTGTTTGAGCCAAATGGCCAGGATGATGAAGAGCAAGCCCAGGCTGAGAGCAACGCTCTTAATAAGGTCATTATGGAGGACAACCAGGGTTATTTGAAATTCACCACCAGCATTAAGGATGCTCTGTTGCTGCGGAAGGGCATCCTCAAGGTGACGGTTGAAGAGCTGGAGACGGTTGAGCGCGTTGAGTATGACAACCCCACAGAGGAGGAGTTGTCATATATCCAGAGCGAGATGATGAAGCCTAACCAGGTGCTGGAGCTGATCGGCAAGCCTAAAGGCGGCAAGCAGAAGGGGCGGATTATCACAACCAAACGGCTCTTCAAGCTCAAGAGCCTTGACCCTATTAATTTCCTGTACGACCGGAATCACAGCGGGATGAATGTGCAGGATTGCGCATTTACGGCTGAGCGCATATTCCCGACACGTTCAGATCTGATTGACCAGTACGGGATTGACAAGGCAGTGGTTGACGAGCTGCCGGTGGGCCAGGCGACACAGCCTAACAAGGTGTGGCGTGATGATGCAGATGAGCACATGGAAGCCTACACCAGGCAGGTTGAGCGCATTGAGTGTTATGAGTGTTATCCGCTGCTCTGCCTGGATGATACGGGCATAGCAAGCCGATATAGGGTGCTATATGCGAACAAGCGCATTCTGGATATTGAAGAATACCCTTGGACGCCATTCGCAGTTGGCACAGCCATGATTTACCCTCACGAGCTTGAGGGTGAGAGCTTGTTTGATCGCATTTATCCTGTGCAGCTGAGCAAGACGTTCACGCTCAGGCAGTGGGCGGACAACCTGGCCAGCATGAACAACAGCCGCATGGGTGTTGTAGAGGGCCAGGTGAACATGGACGATCTGGTGAAGGGTATTCCAGGTGGTGGTGTGCGGATCCGCAACCCTAACGCTCTTGTGCCTATTCCTGTGCCGGACATGGGCAGCTCTGCAGTTGCTGCCCTGGAATACCAGGACAAGCTGAGGATGGAGCGCGGCGGGGCAAGTCTGGACATGCAAGCCCCTGAGTTCCAGGTGATGGGCGACACGGCTCACGGCATTGAGCGGCAATATAGCTCAAAAGAGCTGACAGTTCAGCAGATGGGCAAGATCCTGGCTGAGACAATGGTGAGGCAGGTCTATTTGCTCATGCACCAGGCGCTCAGAAAGTGGAGCAATGAGCCCCTGGAGGTGAAGGTTAGAGGCAATTGGCAGCAGGTTGACCCCAGCCAATGGCCGGAGCGCACTCAGATCAATGTCACAGTTGGCCAGACGATAGGCCAGCGCAACGCTGCACAGCAGGCCCTAATGACATTCATACAGCTGGGCACACAGGCTCTGAGCAATGGCCTGGGCGGCCAGATTGTGGACCTGGGCGGCATATACAAGGCAATGGGTGACTGGCTCAAGATGGCTGGGGTGGATAACCCAGACCAATACTTGATTGACCCCAGCTCACCCCAGGCCCAGGAGGCTCAGCAGCGCCAGGCTCAGCAGCAACAGCAAATGCAGCAGATGCAGCAGCAGTTGATGCAAATGCAGGTTGATCTGGACAAGTACAAACATGACAGTGAGTTGCAATATAAGTATTTCGACAGTGTGCTTGATGCAGAGGTCAAGGAAGGTGTGCAGCTGAGCAACGTCCAGGTTGAGGCTGCTAAACTAGCAAGTGGAGCCGTATCAGGTGAACGAGACAGACAAGCAAGCTCTGAGAAGGGCCTTGCCAATAGTAGAGAAGCTAATTGATGGAGAGATCAATGCAATTTTCGGAGACTGGCTCGCCTCAGGAGCTGCAGACGAGGGACATAGAGAACGGCTCTGGCTCAGATGTGGAGCACTCAGAGACACCAAGGAAATCGTCCAACGATCCGCTGGACAAGATAGCAAACCTTTTAATGGAGAATGACGGCGATGAGCAAGAAACGGAATCCAGCAACTGGACCCAAGACAGTGACGGTGCACGAGATGCACAAGCGGAGCCTGGCAGAGAAGAAGGCGAGCCTGGCGAAGAAGCTGGAGAAGAAAGCAGACAAGAACGGCGACTAGCGACCCTGCAAGACGCTGCAAAGGCACTTGGCACCAATGCGGCCAAGATGTATGATTTGCAGATCCCGATGGGCCAGGGTGAGGAACCCCGGACACTAGGGGAGCTGAAAGACGCCTTCCGTGATAGATCAGGATGGCAGCAGGAATTTGCACAGCGCGAGCAAATGTTGACCGCTAGAGAGGTCGAGAATGCGCGAGTGCAGCAGGATCTGGCTTATTTGCAAGAGGAAGTGCTTGCAAACGTACGGCCAGAGCGCCTGAAGGAAATGGAGCATAGGCAAGAGGCCCAGCTCCGCCTTGAAGGTGTGATGCTGCAGCAAAAAGTACCAGAGTTCCGCGAGCAAAACTATTTCAACAAATGGCGTGAGGACGCTGTTGAGTTCACCGGCAAGTTTGGTTTTAGGCCTCACGAGCTGGTGATACAGGACCACAGGTTGGTGCACATGCTGCACCACATGATGAGACTAGAGAAAAAGCTCGATAGCCTGGCACAAATTGAACCTGTACGGATTGACCCTCCAAGGCGCAAGCGCGGTGGTGTTCAGTCTGCAAAGCAACCCAGGCCACGCACCAAGGGCTCAGGCCCTGATCTGGACGCGCTGGCCAACCTAGTGAAAGGAAGCCTCTAATGGCCTCAAGCAACCTTGACAGTGCGGACCTCAAAGCAGTGGCCTCTGGAGGCCTTATCAATGAGGACGTGATGCAGCGGATCTTTGATATTTCCGCAATCCCTCTGCCGTTCTCGGACATGATCGGCACCAGTGAAGTGAAGAACAGCTACACCGAATGGACGGTTGACCGGCTGCAGGATCAAGACCTGAACAACGCCAAAGTTGATGGCCAGGATATTGATGACGATGATACCAGCACAGGCTCCCGTGTTGGCAATCACTGCCAGATCAGCACCAAACGGGTGCCCGTTTCCAGCCGTGCAGACGCTTCTGATACGATTGGCCGAGCTCGTGAGCTGGGTTATCAGATCATGATGCGGCAGCGTGAGCTGCGGCGTGACATTGAAGGCATCATGCTCACTGGCCAGGCCAGTGTGGCAGACGATGGCAACACCACCCCTGGCCGCCTGGGTGGCCTGCAGGCCTGGCTGTCCACAAACAGCCTCAACGGCACCACGCCAGGGTTCTCAAATGGCACAGTTGGGGCTTATGCGCCAGGTGCTGCCGCTCAGCTGTCCGAGGTAGAATTGCGCGACATGATCGAGCAAATCTGGGTCGGTGGCGGCGATGTGTCGGTGATTATGAGTGTGCCGGGCGTTATCAAGCAGCTCAATCAGTATATGTTCACCTCTTCTGCTCGTATTGCTACGCTGCAGGCTGACACCTCTGCAGACAATGCCTCGACCGGCCTCAAGGCCCAGGGCAATGTTAATGTGTTCATCTCTGACCACGGCAACACCCTGGAGATTAGGTCTAACCGGCTGCAGCCTGGTTACACTGACAGTGGGACCACCACAGTGGCGGCGTTGTATCTGCTTGACCCGGCTTATTTGAGCCAGGGTGTGCTGAGGGGTGAGCGCACTGAGCCTCTGGCCAAGACCGGCCTGAGTGAGGTGCGGATGATGTCAAAGGATTACACCTTGAAGGTTCTCAATGAAGAGGCTCATGGCGTGATTAATGACATCGACCCGACGCTGCCGGTGGTTTCGTCAAAATGACAATAGACCGGAGGGAATATGTTGATGGGTATGTGATTGGCTACGAGTGGGACGGCACGACCGTAACGCGTGGCATTATGCAGCCCAAAATCCGTGAGACGCTTGAGTTAAACAAGCGGCTGCGGAATGAGCATATTCCCTCTGGGCCAATGGGGCGCTGGGCCCTGTCTATGGACGAGCTGGACCGCAAGGCGGTGAGTAGGCTTTTCCCAGATGTGGACGCCCCAGACCCTGAAAACAGAGCCAAGGCCTGGCGGCGCTTTTTTGCAAGCCCTCTGTCAGAGCCTTACAGGGTGAGGCGGAGCCTATGAAGCTAACTCCAATCAAGCAAGCAGCTATCACGCGCGTGAGCCGCCCTGGGCAGCTTATTATTCCCAACCGGCCTCCCAAGGTGCCCAAATGAATTACGGCGAGCTTAAAAAGGCTGTTTCTGAGTTTGCCAACCGTACAGAGGCCAACATTGACACCCTGGTGGCGCTGGCTCACGCCAGCATCTGCACAGAGTTTGAGCCGCCTGACAGTCTGGCCCTGGCGAAGCTCAGCAACCCGATGCCAGTGTATGGCTCTGTTTATTCCTGGGAGCTGCCAGATGATATTCAGCGGGTGCGCGAGGTGCTGGCAGATGGCAGGGGATTGACCAACACATACCTGGCTGATTTGTTCATGCTTTCAGGCTCCAGGCCTGAACGCTATGCGGTGGATGGCATCAATCTCCTGGTTGCACCAGGGCAGGGCATTGAGGTGACTGTGCGCCTGCAAAAGCGGCTGCCGGACCTGGTGGCAGATAATGACACTAATTGGCTTCTGAGCCACCATCCTCAGCTTTACCTTCACGGCACCCTGGTGCAGCTTCACCAGGCTGTCCAGGATGAGCAGCAAGTGTCTATAAGCCAGACATTATACGACCAGGCAGCGGCAGTTGCTGGGCAGCAAATTCAACAGCTCAAGCAGGGCGGCCAGCTAATGATAAGGAGTGCTTAGACATGCCACTTGAGGATTTAGAAGGGCAGGATAAGTTTCCCAACAGTTTCAACTCTGCCTGGCCGCTGGGCAGCGACACGCCCTCAGAAGGTGACGACCACCTGAGAGGTATTAAGAACGTCATTCGCAACTGGGCGGGCACATTTGGGGACGGGCCTCTGTCCACTCTCCTGACGGCAGCCTTTGCGCCGCTGGTACACACACACCTTTGGGAGGATATTACAGACCAACCTACAGCGTTCCCACCTGAGGCGCACACTCATGTGGCTGAGGACGTTACGGACCTGGACACTGTGTTGTCGGTCTATGCGCCTCTTGAGGCTCCAGAGCTTACTGGAGACGCCAAGGTTAATGATGAGCTCATAGCCTCCCAGGATTTTGTGAATGATGTAATTCTGGGTGAAGTTCACAAGCCAGGCCGGACGGTTTCAACCAATTACACACTGGTGGCAGACGACCTGGGGCGCACTATTCTGCAATCAGGGACAAACAACCTCACAATCCCTCCTGACGGCACCGTGCCATTCCCGATTGGGTCGAGGATAAACGTCATAAACACAGGGGCTGGAGTCATTACGCTAGTCCCTGGGTCTGGTGTTACTCTCAGCACAAAAGACGGTGCCAGAGGATTAGGAGAGCAAATCTCGGCTGTAACCTTGGAAAAAACAGCCACCAACACCTGGGTGGGAGTGGGAGATTTATCATGAAACGGCTGATTGCTGTGTGTGTTGGTGTGGTGGCTCTCACGGGCGCAGCTCAGGCTGATCCATATGATGGGAGCGGCGTTTATTCCAAGGCAACCCCTAACTGTGTGCCAGCTGTGCAGGCCCTGCTCTGGTATGATGTTGGTTTCAGACTCTTGACCAGCAGGCTCCGCGACCGGCTGGAGCTTGACCTAAAGAACGCAACCCCGGCCTGCTGGCTGGGGAAGGCCTCGGCAGCTGTGGGCGTCAAGCATCGTAAGCTGTATCTGCCGTCTGAAAGCCGCAAGATTAGACGTTGGTTTGAACGACAAGGGGCATCGTTCTGACATGAACCGAAAAGGTTACTTTGCAGCTGCGGGCGGTGGAGTTTTCGTCCCTAGCTGGCGGTTTTTGGGGCATGGTCGTAGAAACGGCAACAGCTTTTCCTCTGCGCCAAACCCCAACCGGATGGTTGTCTGCACTTTGGCCAGCCGCAGAGCTAACTCTACAAATGATTTTTCAATCAACGGCGTTACCGCGACAGTAATTCAAGAGGCGCACAGCCTTTACTCAAACGCGGTTGTTGCTTATGCCCATGTCCCAGACGGCGACACGCTTACGCTTGAAAACACAACAACCCCTGAATATTGGGTGGGCATGTATGAAATCATCACGGCGCGCAGAGAACCGCAATCGAGTATTAGCAGAACAGGCACGTCTTTTCCTCTGACAAATGGTTTGAGCGGCGGAGAGGTGAACGGCGTAAACATCGTAGCAATGGCGTCGAACAACGGCGGCAACAGCATCACCGTCAATAGTGCTGTGCAAAATTATTTTGCAGACATGAACGGTGGCTCAACAAACATTGGCGTTGAGTGCCGTGCACAAGGGCACCACAATGAAGGCACCAGCCCCATGAGTTGTGGCGCTAACGGGTCTAACTACATGGCCGGGGTGCGGACAACCTGGTTTGAGGACTAGATGCGAGGCAAGATGATAATAGTCGCCAGTGTGTTGCTGTCTGGCTGTGCTAGCAAAGATTTTGGAAGCCAGGCAATTGTGCCGCCTGCTGTTGCCCCGGTTTGTGTGTTCCTGTGTACGACGATCACAACCAAGGACATAGTTGAGGGTCAACCAAGCCTGACGAGCCTAACCAAATCCTCCACGCAATCAAACACCCAGACAACACAGTGAAACAGATAAATGCCCCGCCAGATTGTCAGACTTGAGCCGCTAGGGATTAACTACGATCAACCAGCCCACAAGCTGGGGCCGGAGGTCTGGTCTGGCGGGTACAATGTGACATTCCAGGATGGCAGGGCGCGAAAAGCCAGAGGCTTAACACCTCTTGATCCTCCACCTTTGTATGAGGTGCGCGATCTGCGATATACACCGACGCCTAATGACTATTGGGTTTATTGTGCCCCTGACGGCGTAGGTGTTTGGGATGGCGTTACCCAGGCAGACATTACGCCAAGCGGGTGGGGTGGGGCTGTTGCTCTGCCAGATCCTGGGCCTAACTCGTTTGGCCCTGCTCAGAACCTGTGCGTGATAAACAACTATGTGATTGGCAACGACGCGTTATCTGGCCCTTATTGGTGGAGTGGGGTGACGGGCAACCCTATGCAGCCCCTGCCTGGCTGGGACGCGCTGCCAGCGAATACCTATTGCAGCCAGATGGAAAGCAACCTTTATCACCTGTTTGCGCTGGGGGTGATTGAGGGCGCTACAGACTTCAGCGGGTCCAGAGTGAGGTGGTCCGATGCGGCACCTCCTGGGACTGTGCCAGGGGAATGGGTGCCCACTCCTGAGAACCAGGCCGGTTTTGTTGATCTGCCAACACCTACAGGCAGCATTGTGGGCGGCCAGACGCTGCGTGAAAACATGGTGGTCTACAAACAGCGCTCCACTCATTTGTTCCAGTATGTGGGCGGGACATATATTTATGATGTGTCCACAGTGTTTGAGACAATTGGCATGTTGGCCCCTGGCGCTGTTTGTGAGCTAGACGGGACGCATGTTCTGGTTACTCAGGATGATATTGTGCAGCATGATGGCAACACTGTTACCAGCATTGCTGACAAGGCTGTTAAGCACGAGTTTTTCTCCAATCTCAAAGCAAGCATGTCTCACCTGGTGAGGTGCTACCTGCACAGGCAGCAAGAACAAGTCTGGATTGTCTGGCCAGACCTGGAGGCAGAGGTGGGCTGTAATAGAGTTCTGATTTATTGCTATTCAGATCAGACTTGGACACAACGCCGCCTAGCAGTTGAAGAGGCCTTTTGTGCAGATGTTGGCCGTTACGCTACACCAGGCCTGGCTGGCTCAGAGTGGGATTCAATTCCAATCCCAGATTGGCAAAGATGGATTGACGCCTGGGACTATGCCTCCAGCTCTGCGGCTTCTAATCTTCACGTCATTGGGACTACTAACAACCTTGTCGCTGTAACCAACCAGGGCACAGACAATGGCCAGACAATCGTTGCAGAGCTTGAGAAAACCGGCATGGACTTTGGCGAGATTGACAGCAAGAAACGTCTATTCAGAGCCTGGCCCAGGTTTGAGGAAGGTGACGGCAACACAGTGAAGTTTCAATTTGGGGCTTCTGATTTTTCCAATAAACAGCCCACCTGGCAGCCTCCAGTTGTGTTTAACATTGGGGTTGATCGCAGCATTCCCGTCAATGTCCAGGGGAGAGCCTTGGCTGTGAGGATTTTGGATGATGATTCGGATACCTGGGCACTCACAGGCATAGACCTGGAATATAGGAAGGCAGGTAAGTTTTAATGGCGATCTGGAAGCCGCAAGCTGTGCCGATCAATGTGCGGGACGCTGTGCTGTCTCGCTATCTGAGGCAGATGCTGAACAGCCTTGCGGCGCACCTCAACTATGGTGGGCGGGAGTATATCTGGTTTGAAAAGATCAGCCTTCGCGCAGATGTGCCAGACAAACCTCAGGAGGGTATGTTAATTTACCTAGATGATGATGTGCTACCAGGCGAGCCAAAGGGCTTTGTCTATTGGGATGGTGTCTCATGGGTGCGATTGTAACAGAGCGGCATGACATAGACAGTCTGGCAATATCCGTTATTGCATCTGAGCTGCCTCATGATGAAGAGAGCGATGCGCTTTTCAGGATGTGGCGGGAGGGGCGCATGGACCTTTGGCAATTCAACAAGAGCTGGCTGGTGGTAGAGCACCTAGATGGGGATGCAATAGGGGTGCCCTATACCAGGGGCACCCTTACCGATCTGGAGCATATATTTCGGAAGCTGGCGTCTCACTACAAGCCTCAGGGCAAATATAGAATGTGGGTGAGGGGCAGGCCAGGCTGGGGTAGGGTGCTGTCAGAGTTTGCAGACGCTAGGGTGCATAGCGTTTGCTATGAGATAAAGGAAAGGGCGCATTAATGGGCTTCTCAAGCGGCAGCAGTCAGAGCAACAGCCAGAGCAATGGCTATGGGTACAGTCTGAGCAACGCGATCAGCGAAAATGCCTCCGGCCAAACGATCTATGGCCCTCAGGCGGCACAGCTCAATAACCTGTACGATAAGGCAGGATGGCAGGCCAACAATAGCTGGGGCGATGTAGCCAACATGCGCGCCACCAATGTTTTGAGCCAGAATGCGATAGGCTCAGGCATGGGAGCAATGGGGCAGATCGCGTCAGGTGGTGGCCCTCTGTCTAATTTTGCGGCCCCTAATAATGAGCTTGTCCAGCGCCAGATTGGCGACCTGGGCGACACTATGGGCAAATTCTTTAATCAACAGCTCATGCCTGGCATTACGGGTTCAGCGATTGGGACTGGAGGGTTTGGAGGTGGCCGGAACCAGATCGCCACAGGCCTGGCAGCTGGTGAGGTGGCGGACGCTTATCAGCAGGGCGTCACTGGCATCATGGGCAACGCCTACAATCAGGCGCTGGGTGCAGCTGGTATGCAGAGCCAGAACCAGATTGCAGCCCAGGGCGCATTGAACCAGAGCGCTCAGGGCTTGACCAATCTGGGCCTGGCCAATCTCAACTCCATGTGGGCCCCTCTGCAGAATTATCAGGGGCTTCTGGGTGCGCCTATCACGCTGGGCAGCTCGTATGGTTACAGCGCGGCCAATCAGCAGTCCGAGAATATCACGAGTGCAAAGAGCAGCGCGAGCAGTAAGCAGTTTAGCTTGAGCTTCATGTGAGGGTAAGAGATGGTCAATATCCTGGGTGGGCTGCTTTCTGGAGGCCTCCGTGGCATAGGGCAGCAAATGGTTGCGGAGAGCGAGCGGGATCGGCGAGCAAAGTATGCGCAGTCTGGTGGGGCTCAGATGTTCCCAGACGCCTTTGGCCCTGGCGGCGTGGCAGACGGGGATAAGCTCAGCTCACATATGTATGCAGGTGGCTATTGGGACCAGGGGTTGCCTCTGGTCACTCAGGCGATTGG